CCAAGGAGATCAACCAAGGGCTATATGCAGAGTGCCAGGTAAAAACAACATTGACCAGCCAGCATATTTGTATAACCACACACTAGACCCTATGCTAGTGACTAACGTGGTTATACAAATGTGTTGATGCCCAGCTAGCTAGTAGTACTCCTAGAGTAGAAGACTATGTTGGCCTATATTACGCATTGTTGGAAAGGGCAACCAATGTAAAAAATGCCACAACGGTGTTGAAATCTGTGGCAAGCAAGTAGGCTAGCAATAGCTGAAAAGACGCGGAACGGATACACGGTGGAAGCTGCCCCCACCCTAAAGGAACCAGCCCCCTAATTTGTTAACAGTTGTAGGGGTTAAAGATAAGACCTGTTACCGTAGCATATACGTAGTTATGCGTTACTATAAACGAGATTATAGAAACAGTGGAGCCGATTCTGCGCAAGCATGGCGGCCAACCACTAGATGCCACAAGCCGTAGTTAACTGGAGCTGTGGGGTAGATAGTCGTTAACAAGTGCCAGTAGCTCAAACGTGCTCAGAGCGACAGTGTGCTAGAAATAAGCCCTCTAGCCTGGCAACCGGTTCTAAACTTTCGCGGTTTAGGGTCGGGGTTTAGCAGTAACCTAAAACTGCTTGTGCCCTAAGGGGCCAATGCGCCAACAATAAATGGCAAGGCTATAACCACAGTGCCTGGTTAGTCGCGTTCTTATAATTGTTAATAGCCCTCAACGCAGGGTAATCTAGGTGCAAATCCTAGACGCGCTAGTTGCCCATCTTGGCTGGAACCCAAGACCTAAAGCAACTAAGAACAGCAAATGTTCGTGGCATCAACTACACCGACTTACGACGACTCGCAATCGTCTAGAGTGTTGCAAAGATGAATGGTGGTCGTAGTAGCGCTATGTAAAAGTAATCCACCCCATTAAACCAAAAAACTGACGAGTTCAAAAGCCCGCTATATGCGGGCTTTTGTTTATCTAGGAACTACAATGGAATTAACCAACCAGCAACTAAAAGAACTCAACGACGACGTGCAAGAATTCATCGACAAGCTAAGGATACACTATCAAGACGACACCCTAGCCATTGCAGCAGCACTAACGCAGTGGGGACTCAGGCTCTACAAATCAGAACTAAGCACACCAGAATTTTACCAACTACTCGTATACACAATTGAAACTAACCGTTACCTCTGACCCTAAATCTCAGCACACCTGCACACTAAAATCTACGCTTGTTTTTGCTCATACAAGTGTGATATAATTATATATAAATTAATGAAATTTAATGTATGTGTTGAGAACCTAAGGTTAGATCAACTAGGGCAAGCATCTCCGAGTTCCGAGGAAGGCGACCGGCCCTATGTTGAGTGAGAATACTAACAGCTTAGGGTCAGCAACACAATACATTTGATGTTTTGTGAAAATTTAACCTAAAATTTTGCTTATATAAAATTTTTATTTTTCAAATTGTAACAAGTAAATTAACTGAATTAATCGCCCCACCCCCTCAATCCGGCCACACTAGGCAAACAACCCAAAATGTTAATACGCAAACAAGACATATACCAACTAGAGATTGAACACTGGCTAGAGCTACCAGAGGATTTACTAGAGCGGGAAATTGAAAACGCAAACCTACATAACTACAGCACCTGGCTGCTGCCACAATTGACGGCACATTTTGGTCGTTGGCGACTCTATGCTAGCGGTAAAGAAACTGTGGTAAAAAACTGCACTACAGCACTAGACAAAGTCTTATACCGCATTAGTCGTGTGCGTCGTAGCCTGTTAATAAAAAATCAGATCAAACAGCCAGAGTATGGACAATATACGCCATTAATCCTCTTAGGGCTTAAACGTAGTCAAGGTTACAACTATGAGCAGTTTCGTGAGTATAACGAGCTTAAGTGGTTGTTAGAACCACACCTCTTAGAAATTTTAACTAAAGACATACAGGTACCACAGAAAAACAGACTCTTAGAAATCAGAGACCAAGGGTTAATTTATAGAACTGGTAAAAATGCTGGTAGTAGACGAAACCCAGAAAGTACCTGGCAATTGTACAGCATACAAGATACTGAGCTTGGCGGTTACCCTAAACTGCTGCAAACTATGCTTACACAATGCTGGCTGGCACACCCAAAACATCGACGTGAAACTATGATCTTAGACCCACTAGACTGGGACCTAATGCCAGAGCCACTAATAGATGTAGATGTAGTTAAACCGGTGGTGGCGGACACTAAAACAAAAACTGGATATATGGATGTACCATGGTAAATTATGTGGATTGCCTCGACATTTACAGCATTTACGGTTTAGGGTCAAAATGAAATATACTAAAGAAATCACAGATAAAATTGTTGAACAGTACAAAAGTGGTCAAACCGCTAAACAGATAGCAGAAACTCTAGGCGTCGCTGACCGTAGCATTATAGCCAAGCTTAGCAGTTTGGGTGTCTACCAAAAAAAGGTCTACACCAACAAACGTGGCGAGGTGCCAGTCAAAAAATACGAGATGATCGAACGATTGGCCGAACTGTTGGAGGTGCCATCAGATCAGCTAGAAAGTTTAGAAAAAGTAAACAAAAATGTACTTAAATTGCTGGAAATTAGGTTATCTGACCCTAAACCGCAATAATTGTACCAAATAGCCCTGCCTTGTGCGGGGCTTTTTTATTGCCTGGACGTGTGGGTTTCTGTGGTTTAGGGTCAGAAATATTTACTTGACACTGTGGCCGTTTTGGCACTATAATGTTGGCGCAAGACCACTAAAATTTTGCTTTTGCACTAGGTTAGCCACTGGCGCAAATTCAAGTTTTTGCACTTGAAGTTTTAGCACTGGCGCAGCACCACTAGTGGTGTGCTAAGTTCTAGAACCTATATTGTTATAGATCCTAAACCGTTCCAAGTTCTAGAATTTAGCACGGTTATAGAAATTGTAGCGTTCCAAAAACTATCCGACCGGCGGCGGCTTAGGGTCGACAGGCGGCGGCATTTTCGCTTGACACGCACGCAAATTTTATGGTAAAATTTGGCGCCAGATCGTTATCAATTTTATAACGGTATAATAACCATAACAACACCCAATTACACCCAAAACCGACCCGACGAACGGCAGATTGGAGCCGACGAACGGCGGAGAAAACGCTTGACACGCGTGCAATTTTACTGGTAAAATTGGCGCCAGGTAGTTATAAATTATATAATTTATAACCGTTCAGGAAAAAATAACGGCCCGCTTTGGGCCGTTATGGTTTCTAGAACCCTAGTCTACTAGGTCTATTTCCAGCATGTTATCAATTATATAACCTGGAAGCTTGGTGGTTTCACCATGCATGTAGCGATCGACCGCTATAAATTCTCCGATCTTGCGATCGAATTTGTCATTATCAGCACACCAGGCAAATGCAACGTCATAAAATTTAGCATGACGCGCATTGTTTACACAAGGCATGGCAACAAGGCAAAATCCGTTTTCATCGCCTACGGGCGGGCGATTATGAACAATTCCGCCAGACTCGCGCACAAGTGCGACCATTTGCTTGCGATATGCTTTTTGAGCTTTTGTCATCTTTTCCATAACAGTATTCCTTTCTAGAGTTTAGAATGGAACGGGTTTCCCCGTTCCAAATTTTACAGCGGTTTGCTGTTTGCTAAGGCATCGAAAATGGCCTTAAGAGCCGATTTGTTCGCCTTAGTTAGCGATTCTATATCGTTTTCCGATAGGCGAAGAATCGCGCCGATAGCATCGGCCGTTACATCTTTTTTAACAGGCTTTTCGCCTGTTTTCGAGACGTACTGTTTAGCGATATAAACTTTCTCACGCGAAAGTTTCGCTACAATACTGCGAACGGTTTTACCCATTGCCGACGCGATTTGCTCGACGGCAACCCCTGCCTGATAATCTGCTATAATCTTAGCAGTCTGCTCAGGCGTATAGTTAACGGCTTTTTCTGCCATGCTATAACTCCTAGAACTGTCTTGGGCTTGACCCTATGTCTCCCGCAACAGAATCAATTATACACGGGTTTGCCTGGTAGATTGTCGCCCAGATGACAATTGGCCTACCATTCATCAGGTGGATCAGCGGCAACCCAACCCGACCAACGGCAGACTGCATCCGACGAACGGTACCCCGCAGGGGTTGACACGGCCGCAAAATCTATGATATAATTATCATAGATTTTGGCGCCATCGCTCTAAATTCTATAACTTAGAGCGATATAGAAAAAATTATAGCGGCTATAGGCCGCTTTAATTTTTATAACGTCCTCACAATTGGTTCGTTTTTATTTATATAATATTCGTGGGTTGCCGACGGTGGCAAGCCATACTCTAGCATCATGCGCCGCCAATCAGGCCCATGCCAAAAGTCTGTGGGATCTTCGCCGTTAATTATATAATCTGCAACATGAATTAGCTCATGCGGTACAATTACACAAAGCATCTCAGCTTTATAACGGTTAAAAAATTTGCTAGCAAATTCTACCTCATGCACCTCGCAGTGGGCTAGGCCCGCAGTGCGATACATGCGATTGCTAATTCTAACCTTTGGAACGCTATGCTTTTTTAGTTGGGGCCACAATTCTTGCATAGCAGTCCAGTGTAGGGTAACAGCGGCTGTTACAACTTTTATCAACGAATCGGCCATAATTTATACCTCGCAATAATTGTTACAAGAATTAGATTGGCAATATAGTTTGCTATAAGAATCATATCGCCCTTGGGCACGATATAGATTGTCATGGAAACCATACCAGTCCACCACATTGCTATAAAACCTAAGGTAAGCCCGTCCGAGTTTTTAGAACGATAGGATTCAATGGCTTGGGGCAGGGCCGAAGCCCCAAGCAGTATAGAACCTAGAACGCCGAATGTATCAAACATTGTAATGATCCTTGACCTGAAATTTCTTCCAATCATAAGGCTCGATGCGATCGCGCCAACCTTTAGAACGTACAATCTTTTGTAGGATTGGAATCTCAAAATCCCTAGCATCTTCAAGTGCAGTGTGGGGTTCAGTAATAAGATTACCAGTTACAAAACCTGCAACAGTCTCAGCGTCAGTCTTGAATGTCATATTACCTTTATCGGTCGCATTATTGAAACGATGATTGTCGAGAACAAAACGCTTATACTTTTTGGAACGGCAGATGTTACCTACAGCGGCTTGCCAAAGGCAAAAGCGGCTAGTGAAAGAATCTAGAACGATGCCAGAGTTAGCACATTTGCTAGTATCAAAGGCAAGATTGTATGCGGTTAAGATAGGATCATAAGTACCGATACATTTATTGATCCAGTTATTTATAGCAGTTACCGATGCAAGCATACGTGTACCAGAATCTAGCATGTTCTGATAATTAGCACGACGACGCTCAAGGTTAGCGTTAGACCAAAAACCGTTAGCATTTTTATCATGGAATAAGGTTGCAGGGTCATAGAACTCACGAACTAGAACGCTACAACTATTGTAAATCTTGCCGTGACGGTCACAAACTACAATGGCAAAATCCATAACGGTATCGTTAAGGGTCGTTTCAGTATCTAGAACAGCGAAGTATTGTCGTTTCATAATTTATAACCTTAAAAGTTGAGCAACACCCAGTATACCATAAAATGCCAGATAGTGCCATAATTCGCCGCCGCCCATCGGCTAGCCACCACCACACATCCGACCGACCAGCGGCGGCTACGAGCCGACGAACGGTCGGCTCAGGCCTTGACACGCTCGCAAAAATTATGATATAATTTTTGGCGCCATGGCTATAAATTTTATAATCTATAGCCATAACGTGGAACAGTGTTCCACGTGAAACCTAAACTTGTATGCTTTCCCAACCTGCAAGAGCACGCTTTGCCATTTGCTGGTAGAACGTAGCAGATTTTAGATCACCACGCTCAATGTCAGCGCTAGCCCAACTTGTATAACGCTCTGCATCTCGTAACAGTTGACGCCGATTCAACTCGCGCCAAAAATCAGAACGTCCATCTGGCATAGGGCTAAGGTCAAACTCAGCGGGCAGGCTATGATACTCTGCACGCAAATCGTTATACATTCTAGTAACCCAACCTAAATCGTTCCAATCGCTAACCGTTCCAAAATCTGGATCAAAACCGTACATTTCGTTATAAAGTTCAACCAGATTATCTTGCATGTTATAGAGCTTAGCTATAGTTTCCATATCAATGTCCTTGTTTGCTTGGAACGTAAACGCCCCGAATGTTAAAGTAATCACAAACTGCTTTAAGATATGCTACATTATCCTCATAAAATACAGCGTCATTAAAAGTATAACCTAGTGTGCTATACAATTTGAAAATCCGTTTTAGTCCTTCAATCTTGAGAGTAGCACCAGAACGGTTATCATTTTCATTACGGCTAACGATATGGTCAGGTGTACCTAGTTTGCTATAAATAAATGCACGATCAGCGTTCCGCAAAATACGGGCAGTAGCAATAACGACAATACAGTTGGGATCATCGAGATCGTTTTTATATTGTTCTGCCAATGGTAACAAACTATCATCAAGTGCCCGATACTCGTTAGCACGCCAGTAGTCGAGATCAATGCGCTCAATACCGTTATTAACAATGGTACGATACCTGTGCATACTGCAAACAATTGTGCCATCCATGTCATAGATCGCTATCCTTTTCATAACCTGTATCCTTATAAAGTCTAGAATGTTGTAAGGTTTAACTTGTCTGCCCTTGCCCTATCGGCCCTATCCGAGGGTAGGCGGGGTTACTGGCCGCCTAGAGTCATGCCCTACAACAGAAACAAGTATACCTGAATTTTTGAGGTCAAATGTCGCCCAAGCGACAATTGCCTACCATCCATACCCTACAGCCTGCCACACATCAGACGACCAGTGGTCGATCCTACCCGACGAACGGTAGCCGCGGGGGCTTGACACGCTGCCAAATTATATGCTATAATTTGGCGCCTGCGCTATAAAAAATATAGCGGTATATTTTTTGTGTGCGCTACTGTTTCACGTGAAACAGTAGCGTGCAAGGAATGTTATCATAAACATAACGTACAGCCACAGGGCCAGGGTAAGTGTTCTCATTCCTGCATCGATCCAGTAAGTGTATTGTAATGCTTATTATAGCTAGGCCCAGTGAGTTTGCGACCCAGGATTCTATTTTTTATAAGCCACATGAAACCTTTGTAATCAGTGGGCACAATAAAAAACTGTAGCGGTTCCTCAACGGCAACTTCAGCACGACGAGTAAACGCTATAACTTTTGAATCAGTGGCAAGTGCTACATTTTTCATAATGTTTATATAGGGGCTTGCGCCCCTATACCCTAGTTGGCAGAGTTACGGATAAAATCCGAGATTGCACGCAGTGCGCTCTTGTTAGCCTTAGTGAGAGAATCTATATCATTCTCGCTGAGCCTGAGAGCCGCACCGATGAAATCAGCGTGAACATCCTTTTTAATGGGAGTCTCACCGCTTTTAGTTCTATATTCTTTAGCGATATAAACTTTTTCACGGCTGAGCTTCGCTACAATTGAGCGAACAGTCTTGCCAACTTTCTCGGCAATTTGCTCAACGCTAACACCGGCCTGATAGTCGGCCACAATCTGAGCAGTTTGCTCAGGGCTATAGTTGGGTGCTTTGGCAGTTGCCATTTGCTAACTCCAGTGGGTTGAAAGAAACTCTAGTATAGGCCAGTCGAGTAGCAGTAGCAACTACCATTCGTCAGCCGACAGACGGTCTTGACACGGGACGGGTTGGTATGGTACAATAGGGGCGGTTATCGGACTGTTATAAGAAATTGTTCTGGGGGCCCCTGCTCACGGCCTATTTCAGAAATTTTTTCAAAACAGCTAAGGTGCCAAAATCTCAACTTGCCCAACAACTACCACCCATGATATACTCCAATAAACTGGAGAAATCGATGTCAACACACCTACCAGCCGAAACCGTACAAATCTCACCAGAAGCACTGGAAGTAGCCAACTGCTATCTTCAGCTTAATGATGCCAAACAGGTAGCCCACGAGCTGCAACTGGAACCAAACCAAGTAACACAAATCCTAGGTCGCCGTGAAGTCAAGCAGTATATAGACAGTGTATTCTTTGACATGGGGTACAATAACCGATTTTTAATGCGAAGTGCAATGGACGCACTAATCAAGCAGAAGTTTCAGGAGCTGGAAGAAGCTGGCGTTGGCAGCTCAAAAGATATTGCAGACCTTCTACAAATGAGCCATAAAATGTCAATGGATCTCTTAGACAAGCAACTGCAGTTAGAGAAACTACGTCAAGGCACACCAGGACCACAAAAGCAGGTTAATGTTCAAATCAACGACGACGGCAGCAAGTATAGTCAGCTTATACACAAACTGGTGTCAGGCGACGGCATATGAGCGCCCTATGGTTCACCCTAAACTGTATCGGCCTTAGCATACTCTTAACAATAGCACTAGCGGAACTCATCCATGCTCGTAGTAAGCAGAAATAACGTAGAAACAGAGTACATTAAGGAGTTTGATCCCACCCAACGTTTTATCAAACTACCTATCGACAACTATCTCCGACTACTAAACCTCTACGATACTATCAACAGGCCCCAAATCGCACTAATCAATGCAGTCAATGACCCACAGTACAGGTTCATTTGCGCTGCACTTGCCCGTCGATTGGGCAAAACATACATAGCCAATGTTATAGGTCAACTGGTTACACTAGTACCCAACTGCAATGTACTTATCATTAGCCCCAACTACAACCTCTCAGCAATTTCATTCGAGCTGCAGCGTAGACTGATCAAACACTTTGACCTAGAGGTAACCCGTGACAACCTTAAAGACAAGATTATCGAGTTATCCAACGGCAGCACAATACGCATGGGTTCAATCAGTACGGTCGATAGTACCGTGGGTCGCAGTTATGACCTTATCATATTTGATGAAGCTGCTCTCAGCGATCATGGAGAAGATGCGTTTAACATTGCACTGCGCCCTACGCTAGATAAACCTAGTGCAAAAGCCATTTTTATTAGCACACCACGTGGTAAAAACAACTGGTTTAGTAAGTTTTGGAGTCGTGGATTCGATCCAAACTTTCCAGAATGGGTTTCACTACAAGCAGATTATTCGGAGAATAGCCGCATGGCACAGTCGGATGTTGATGAAGCACGCAGATCTATGAGTAAAGCGGAGTTTGAGCAGGAATATATGGCAAGTTTTACTAGTTACCTAGGTCAGATCTATGAAGGATTCAAGCCTGAGTATATCTTAGAAGAGTTACCAGACCTACGCGGCGAAACAATTGCTGGCCTAGACCCTGGCTACAAGGATGAAACAGCTTGGGTAACCATTACCTACGACTACAACACTGATTGTTTCTATGCCGTACAGGATTATTGCGAGAGTGAAAGGACTACACGTGAGCATGCAGAGCATTTTAGTCGATTTATTGATCAATATGGTATAGAAACTGTATTTATTGATAGTGCAGCTGCACAATTTGCCGCTGATCTAGCCTATAACTACGATATTGCTACCACACGCGCTAAAAAAGATGTACTACCAGGCATTGCATATGTGCAAACACTAGTGCAGCAAGGTAGATTTAAGGTACATCGCGACTGTAACCATGTGTTAGCCATGCTAGATCAATATCAGTGGGACGATCGCGAGGGCCTAGCACGTGAACGCCCCAAGCATAATCGTTATAGTCACATGGCTGATGCTGTTCGTTATGCACTTTATAGTTATGTGGTATAGCTGGTAAAATTTTGGGTTGCACTGGTGCTACCCTTTAGTATATAATTACACAATTAACATGGCAAAAAATACAAACAACCGTATTGCTGTTAAATGGGTTAGGGACAAAGCCAAGGCTGCCTACCAAAAACAATCTAGTTGCTACATCTGCGGTGCTACCAATGACCTAGAGCTGCATCACCTACACAGTATAACTAACCTGTTATATAGTTGGGCAGATCAACATGGTTATGATATTAGCAGTGACGAGGGAATCTTAGCTGTTCGTGATGATTTTATCACTGAGCACTATCATGAGTTATATGAACTGGTTTACACACTCTGTAATCGCCATCATGTAATGCTGCATAGTGTTTATGGTAAAATACCCACGGTTAGCTCAGTACCTAAACAGCGTACTTGGATTGAAACGCAGAAGTCTAAGGCTTCTGGGTTAGTGGTAGAGAAGACTGGCGGATTCTTTAGCCGTTTTACCTAGGAGTGGGTATGAGCAGAATGGAAAGATTACGTGAGTGGGTGGTTGAAAAACTAAATCCTGCTCAACAACGCATTAGTGAGTCGGAAGGTAGTAGTGTAGGCAGTACACAGCCTATAAGCTATAGATACTACTTTCGTGATATAGACTGTGTAAACACTAGTGTTAACAAGGTAGTTGCCGCTTGCGCTAGCCTTGATTACGATATAAAAGACAAGCAACATGAAGGTGTAGTAGTTGGACTACGTCAAAAGAGCTTAAATACTCTACTTAACTTTAGACCAAATCCCTATCAGAGTGCACAGGAGTTTCGCCGCAGTTTATTCACAGATTTCCTCCTAGATGGTAATGCCTTTGTGCATTTTGATGGTACGTTTATGTATCACCTGCCAGCAGAAAATGTGGAGATCTTAACTGATAGCAAAACGTTTATTAGTGGCTATAAGTATAATGGCGAAATCTTATTTCGTGAAAATGAAGTTTTTTACTTTCGTGATGTTAATAGTGAGAGTATTTATCGCGGGCAGAGCAGACTATCGGCTGCGCGTCAAAGTATAGATACACTGTGGAACATGCACGAGTTTCAGCAAAACTTCTTTAAAAATGGTGCTATCTTTGGCATGGCACTAACCACAGAAAATACACTGTCACAAGCCGCTAAAGAAAAAACTTATCAGTACTGGGCACAGCGATATAATCCACGTAGTGGTGGTCGGCGTCCAATTATCCTAGATAGCGGACTAAAGCCTGTTAAACTGCAGGACAATGACTTTCAAGACCTAGACTTTGACAAAGCTATTGCACGTCACAGCGAGCGCGTAATGACAACTGTAGGTGTACCGCCTATATTATTGCAGGGTGGTAACAATGCTAACATTGCCCCTAATCTTAAACTATTTTACCTGGAAACTGTACTGCCAATCGTTAGGTTATATGTTTCCGCAGTGGAAAGATATTTTGGATATGACGTGGCAGAAGTAACCAATAATGTCAGTGCACTACAGCCCGAATTAAAAGACGTAGCAGCTTATCATAGCACACTAGTTAACGGCGGCGTTATAACTCCTAACGAAGCCCGTATAGAATTAAGGTATCCAACCATAGCTGGAAATGATACCCTAAGAATACCTGCTAACATTGCAGGTTCAGCAGCCAATCCATCAGAGGGTGGTAGGCCTAGCAACTAAGAGGAGTAAGATGGATATAAAAAACAAAGTACTCTATTTTGACAGCAAGTTTACTGCCAAGGCTGCCGGCGAGGACGATGACAGTATCATGATTGAAGGTTATGCTTCTACTAATGATAAAGATCGTCAAGGCGATGTAGTGCCAGCAGGAGTTTGGAAATCAGGTATGGTAAACTACCTGAAGAATCCAATCATCTTAGCATATCATAATCACACAATGCCTATTGGCAAAATGGTTGATTATAAAGCTGACGAACATGGACTGTGGATTAAAGCACAGATTCCCAGTGAAGTTGGCGATATTTACAAGTTGATCAAAAAGGGTATATTAAGCGCATTTAGTATTGGGTTTAGGGTCAAGGATGCTGAGTATGAGCAGGCCAGTGAAACCTTTATGATTAAAGATCTAGAACTGCACGAAATCAGTGTAGTTAGTGTACCTGCAAATCAAAACACATTATTTAGTTTAGCCAAGGCATTTGATAGTGCCCAAGAGTTCGAGTTATTTAAACAGCAATTTGCCGATGTTAGCGAATCAGCTAAAGGGCTAGAGTCCTCTACAAACGCAAATAGCGAAACCAAAAAGGAATGGAACATGGATCCAAAAGAGTTAGAAAAATTATTGGCCGACGCTGCTGCTAAGGCTGCTGCTGAAACAGCACGTGCTGTTGTAGAGGCTCAAACTAAAGCTGCTGAAGAACTGCAGCGTAAAGCTGATGAAGAAGCACAGCTACAAGCTAAGATTAAAGCTGCTGTTAGCGCAGTTCAAACAGTTGACACAGGTGCAGAAAAGCTATTAGCTGAAGTTGAAAAGCGCTTAGCCGAACAAGCTGATAGCCACAAGAGCGCCCTAGAAGGTCTAGAGAGTGCACTACGTGAAAAAGCTGCTGAGCTAGAGGCAATTCAAAAGAGCCGTATGCAGTTTACAGATGTTAAGAGCGGTGATGGTGGTGTTACATATGCAGAAAAAGAAGCTGCTGTATTTATTAGCAAGATCACTAAGAAGCCTATCGAAGAAACCAAGTATGCCAAGAGCCTAGTACAAAAATACGCTAGTGGTGGTACAGCTGGTGCTGCTGGATCGGGTGGTGGAGCCGGTGGTGCAGTTCGCTTACCAGGTCAAACTTGGGAACTAGAAGTTAGCACCAACATGGAAAACGAGATTCGCCGTCAATTAGTTGTTGCTGGTACAATCCGTCAGATTGCAATGCCACAGCCTTTTATGAAGCTGCCTATCAATCCAGATGCTGGTGCAGATGCAACCTGGGTAGCAAACAGTGATTTTGGTGCTGCAGCTAGCAGTGGTACAGCTCGTACACATGCGCTCAAAGACATTGAAATCAGCAGCGCTAAACTAGCTACTAAGGAATACATCGCCTTTGAAGAAGAGGAAGATGGTCTTATCGCCCTAGTACCTATTATCCGTGATGCAATCACACGTCGTATGGCTAAGACACTAGACAAGTCTATGCTCCTAGGTAATGACGTTGGTGCTACAACATATAGTGCTGGTATCAATGGTCTAGCATATTATGATGGTGCTGCTAGTGCAAGTCCTACAGTTGCAGTTGGTGGTAAACTAACATTTACACAATTCCAAGCTGCACGTCGTGCACTAGGTGTTTGGGGTCTAGAGCCCAGCGAACTAATCATGTTCGTTAGCCAGGCCGCTTACTATGACTTACTAGAAGATAGTACTTTCCAAAGCACAGACAAGATCAGTGAGTCACGTAATACACTAATTACTGGTCAAGTTGGCTTAATCGCTCAAACTCCAGTTGTTGTTAGCGCACAAATGACAGGTGCAGCTGCTAATGATGCACTAGCCGTTATGGTTAACCCACGCAACTTCGTTGTTGGTAACCATCGTGCAATGCGTATCGACACAGATGACGAAGTCATCAACCAGCGCCGTGTTATCGTTGCTAGTATGCGTATCGCTATGAGCCGCCTAACAAGCAATGAAGGTAGCGGTGTTGTTGCAGTTCGTTACGTTTAATTAAACCTAAACTTAGGCAGGGTTCACATGAGCCCTGTCTCTAAAGCCTAGCGTGCTAGTCTTTAGAGACACAGGAGGATTTATGGCTGACCTAATTACTAGAGCAGAATATAAAAATTACTTGGGAATTAGCAGTAGCAATAAAGATACTGAGATTGATTTATTAATACCCAAGGTTAGTCAGTTAGTAAAAACCTACTGCCGCAGAAATTTTACTGACTACTATGACGAAGCAAAAACGGAATACTTTGATGGTGGTTTTGACAAACTAATATTAAAAGAAACTCCAGTAAGTAATGTTACTCAAGTTAGTAAAAGTACTAATTATGGCCAAACATATACTAATCTGACTAAATTTACAGATTGGATATTAGATGGAGATTCAGTTAGAGCAGTAAGCAATGGTGGCTGGTTTCAAGAGTATATGCGAGGCTATCGCGTAACCTATACAGCTGGATACGAAAGTGTACCAGAAGATCTTAAATTAGCTGTACTTGACCTAGTAGAATACTACTCAAAGAATAACAGTGCAGTGCACGTAAACCGCGATGTAACACCTAACGTAACACAAATACAGTATGTAGCTAGTACAAATTTTCCAGCACATATTAAGCGTGTATTAGATCAATACACAGCGGATTATGCATAATGGCTAGAAAAAGTTTAAAAGATGTACAAGGAGTAGTAGCAAAACAGCTTGCAGCAATAAGTACCGCAGAACAGCGAGAGTTGTTACGTACACCAGTTCATTTTATTCCTCTTAATATACAGGCTTTAGAGATAACTTTAGGGAATATTATTAAAGAGGACAGGCAAGACCAAGATATACAAGGTCAAGCTGCTCTAGAAAATTTTAGAGATGAAATACTTAAGTTTGTCGCAAAGCAAACTAGTACCTATAAAAATAAAATCAAAATAACTAGCACGGGTACAGAGTTTGCAGGACCAACTGGAGTTTTTGCTCCACTGGGTACAAGTACTATAGCAGATTTTACGCCTGCAGTTGTTTATGAAAATGAAAAAGTCATAGGGCTACTATTTAAAACCTATGATACTACCTATGATAGTCTGTTTAGGAATTTTTTAAATAAAGAACTAACTAAACTAATTTTCTTTGAAAAATACAAAGACGACCCTAAGGCTGCAACAGCTTACAAAGGCTTTGAAGGCAAAAAAGGTTTTGACATAGGGCACATATTAGCACCTGGTTCCAGTTTAAGCAGAAGCCCACTAGGTGAGCGTATAAAAAAGTTACTGCAAGAAGTAAACACTATTAGTGCAGGTCAAAATGCCGCTAAATTGCAACAATTTGGTGGTAAGATTCAAGAAATACAAAATAAGCTATACAAAGAGAGCTCATATGGTGTGCAAGTAGAGGCCACACTATCCAAGGATGTAAAAAATTTTTTAATAGGTGCACAAGCTGTAGTAGTTATTATACAAGAGCGTTTAGAAAATCAGTATAAGTATGGCTCACTAATAGAAGGAAAGCTAGGTAACGAAATACTAGACTTACTACTAGAGTTAGGGTTTTCAAATAGTTTGGAAGAAGACATAGATGAAATATTTTCCAGCTATATTTTAACTGGTACAAGCAATGTAATTGCTAAAAAGTCTAAAGGCTTTGCTATAGCTTTAAATGGCACTAAACCCAAATTTGTAAAGCCTAATGTATCTAGTGCTATCAAAATACCTGCCAGCAAAACCTATAAACCTGGCCTAGCAGCAGATAATCTAGTAAGCTTACAAGCACTACTAGACCTAAGACTGGTAGAAACCATAAAACAAAATATGGGCAGTGGTAATAGACGTGATATACTTAACCTACGCAGCGGCAGATTTGCAGAAAGCGTCAAGGTACAGCGATTGAGTAGTAGCAGACAAGGCATGATAACAGCATTTTATAGTTATATGCGTAACCCATATGCTACTTTTAGCAGTGGTGGACAACAAGAACTGCCTAGGACTAGAGACCCTAAACTGTTAATTAGCAGGTCAATTAGACAAATAGCAGCCCAAATAGTCGGCAATAGATTAAGGGCACAACTAGTATGAGTAAAAGAGCAAGTATAGTCAGGGCCCTGGCTACAGCGTTTAAGAGTATAGATGGTACTGGGCCTTATAAAACCAATCTATATAACAATAGTTATGCCAAGTTAAAATTCTGGGATGAAATACAAGATTTTCCCAGTGTATATATGACACCAGGCAGTGAAGCACGCGAATACTTACCCAGCGACTTTAAGTGGGCTTATTTAGCGGTTAGCATTAAAGCATATGTCAAAGATGAAGAAAATGCTCCTGAGCTACTAGAGCAATTGCTTGAAGATCTAGAAACTTGCATTGACAGTAACAGAGAATTAGTATACGACGTGGACAACAATTTATCAACAACAGAAATACTAATACAACAGATAACAACTGACGAAGGTCTATTAGCACCTTATGGTGTCGGTGAGATCAATCTACAGGTGCGATATGCACTTGAATAACGTGTGAGGCATCGACACAGATAAAAGTCTAGTAGACGTGCCAAGCGTTACAACTTAAAAGGAATGACTATGGCAGTTAATTTAATTCGTAATAGTAGAGTTTTCTTTACTACAAACGTAGACAGTGCTGGTAATGTTAGAGTAGGTAGCACTCCTGGCGGCGTAACACTTAAAGACGCCAACTACTTATTTTCAGCAGATAACACATTTGAAATCCAGGTATTAGAGGGATTAAGTTTTACACAAAATACTACCAGTGATACAGTTACACTAAATGAAACAGGTGATGCGCCTAATCGTGGTCAGCGCAGCTTTAACACTGCCCTAGAACCAGTTGATTTTAGTTTTAGTACTTATGTGCGTCCTTATCTAAAAAATGTAACAACTAGTAGAACTGGTGCATATTTTGAGGGTGGTAATGTAACCTGCGAAGAAAGATTTTTATGGAATGCTTTTGCTAGCGCCGATGCTATTGGTGCACCAGACGGCACAACATTTGATGTAGGTACTGATACAGGCACTAGTTCTACAGCTTGGTTCGAAGATGAAACCAAAGCCAGACTAATCCTAGAAAGAAGTAATAAAAATCAACTGCAAAAATTTGGTTTAATTATTGCGTTCAGCGATCAGGTATACGTTATTGATAACTGTGCTATGGACACAGCTACTATCGATTTTGGTATTGACCAAATTGCAGCTATTCAGTGGGCTGGTAAAGGTACGCTAATTAGAAGTGTAGCAATGAGCGTTGCTGCAGTAAGTGGAGGTACTAGTGCAATTAGTGGTGCTGATACAGCTGGTAGTGGTAATGCTGCCAAGGCAAAAAATGCCAATGCTAGATATATCACTAATAAATTGAGCGTACTCTCCTTAGATGATACTATTGCTGGAACAACAGGTGACTATAAGTTTGCTATTACTGGCGGATCTATTACACTAGCAAATAACATTACCTATATTACACCAGCTAACTTAGCTCAAGTAAACCTTCCAATTACCTACTACACAGGTACACGCAGTGTAACAGGCACATTCAATGCCTACCTAAAGAGTGGCAGTGGTAGTACTAATAAAACCAGTGGTCAATTGCTACAAGAGTTGCTACAAAGTAGTAGTACTGATACAGAGCCAAGTTTTGCTATTACATTTGACATGGGTGGTACTAGTGGTACTTTTGTTAAGTTCTATGTACCAGCAGCAGTTGTGCAGATTCCTACTGTTAATACCGAGCAAGTTATTAGTACAACTATTAACTTTACTGGCCAGGGTTATAGTAGTACAGACTTTAATATTGAAAAAGACAACGAACTTGCAGTTACTTACAACTGTATAGCAGTTTAATAGTACAACAGGTGCCGGTTTACGCCGGCACCAAATTTTCGAGTAATTATATTTATAACGCAGGAAACACATGGCACAGGATATTAGCCTAAAATCACTATTAGTACCAAGTAAAACAGTTACAGTTGAATACCCTGGTTTTCCAGATTTTAAATTAGAGTTGAGTTATGTAAGCCGTGAAACACTAATTAATCTTAGAAAGCGCGCAACTAAAACTATATTTAAGGGTCGTCAAACAACCGAAGAATTTAATGAAGATTTATTCTTAGAACTATACTGCGACGCAGCTATTAAGGGCTGGACAGGATTAAAGTTTAAGTATATTAATCTATTAGCACCTGTTGATGTATCGCAATTTGATCCAGACGACGAACTTGGTTTTTCCAAAGATAACGCACTCCTACTAATGAAATCAAGCAGCGATTTTGACAATTTTGTTAGTGATAGGGTAAATGACCTGGGAAACTTCAGCAAGAACAACTAGAAGAAATACAGGCTAAATTTAAAAGTTACTTGGTTAATGGTAGTTTAGGCATGACCAAGGAGCAGTACTATGAAATGTGCGAGCAAATGGGTACTGAGCCAAACGAAGATGAATTACCTGTTGAGCTAGCTGACTTCTATCCAGAAGTACAGCTGCTACTTAGCATATATGGAATCTTACGCGACGAGTGGGAATTTATAGGTGGAAATTATTTAGGTAAAAATTTAAATGGTATCCTAGACCTGTTCGACGTATATGAAGTAGAGAGTTTAGATAAAAGATTTTACTTGCAAATTATACACCTATTAGATAGTGTGCGTATTGAATATATTAGGCAAAATCAAAAACAAGAAAAACCCGCTAAAACCTAGCGGGTTTTTTATTACTCAAAATATTTTGGTTTGACACACACTAGCTTTAGTGTTATAATTGAACTAACAATTTGGCAGTGTTGGAAATTTAACTCCACTGGAGTAGTTATGGCCGGAAAAACATTAGAATATGACTTAAAGGTACTCGATAAAAGCAAAAGTATGCAACAGCGTACTAAAGATGCCAAAGAGTATAACAATGAGTTAAGTCGTTCAGAAAAATTAATGCAGCAGTCAAGACGTGCTGCTTATAAACAAGAATCTGTAGATTATGGAGCCACACGTGCGCTTGCTATGGGCACGGGTGCGTCTGGTCGCGATTTTGCCAAAGAAGCACAAGGCCTTGGCGGTTTAGTTAGATTGTACGCTACATTTGCTGCTAATATATTTGCTGTAACAGCCGCGTTCCAACAGCTTAGTAAGGCTATGGATACTACAAACATGGTTCAAGGCATGAACCAGTTAAGCGCTCTTAGTGGAGTGGCCTTAACTAATGTTAGCAAAAATTTAGTGCGTGCAACAGATGGTGCCATTAGCTTGCGTGAAGCTATGGAAGCTACAGCTATGGCTACTAGTGCAGGTTTAAATGTTAAACAGATTGAAGATATTGGTACTATTGCTAAAAGCGTATCCTTAGCATTAGGCAGAGATATGACTGATAGTATTACACGTTTAACACGCGGTATTGTTAAGTTAGAGCCAGAATTATTAGACGAACTTGGCTTATTTACAAAAATTGGCCCAGCTACAGAAAAATATGCTCTTAGTGTTGGTAAAAGTGTTACACAATTAACTGATTTTGAACGTCGTCAAGCATTTGCCAATGCGGTTATTACAGAGGGTTTAGACAAATTTAGTCAAATACGCTTACAAGCAAACCCCTACAGTAAACTATTAGCCAGCTTAAAAGACGTTGCTCAAGCAGGTTTAGAATTAGTCAATAAAGTACTAACACCAATTATCGAAATATTGAGCCAAAGCCCTACAGCACTAGGAGCAATCTTAGCAGGAATTGCAGTAACACTAACAAAGCAAGCGCTTCCTGCGATTGCTAACTTTAACAAATCTATGCGGGATAGCGCCGCAGAAGCAGTAGAGGCAGCCACAAGACGAGCTGTAGAAGTTGACAAAATACTAAAAAGAGAAGTAGCTAATAGAAAAGCAGCAGCAGATGCTGGTGCAGAAGCAGAAAGTATGCGTTGGGAAAAAACTAGCCAAGTATTAGAAGCACTGGCTAAAGATAGGGCGCAAAAGATTGCTAAGGCTAGTAGATCTGGTGAAGGTACCGCAGTTGCTAGAGATATACTAGGTAAATCAGTTGCAGAAATTACATCAAAGGACTTAGCTACACTTGATGAGCTAGGCAAAAGACAAACAAAAGTAGCAGTTCTTTATAGGGATTTAGCTCAAGCTAAACGTGACTACGATCGTGAAGCAGAAAACTATGAAAAGGGTAGACAAGCCGCTGAAAAATATTATGCATCTCAGCAAAGTTTAATTACAACTACTGGTAGATTACTATATCAAGCACAGGAAGAGAATCAGCGTGCGCGATCACAAGAGATTACTGCCAATGCAGCAGCAACTACTAGCACTTTAGGATTACGTGCAGCCCTATCTCAATTATTTACCGAAATTGGCAAGGCCAGAGCTGGTGATTTAGTAAAAACAATTGAAGTGTTAGATGCTCAAGGTAAGAAAACCGGCGAGACTGTTCAATATACGATTGAACGTATGGGAGCTTTCAGAGCGGCACTTACAGGTGTAAGTGGAGCAGTAAAGATATTTACTACATATGCCGCCAATTTAGTTAGCTTTTTTGGTATATGGGGACAAGCATTTGCGCTAGCAGGATTAGTAGTAGGTGGGCTATATAATTATTTTGCCAAGGCCACAGACGCGCTAGAAAAATTTGATGAAAAAATAGATAAAAATAAGGCAAATATAAAAGTCTATAGTGACTCTCTTGAAGCTATATCTAAAAAAGATCCTGCTCAAGTATTTAGCGTACAATCTTTAACAGCGCAAGCAAATGCAGTAGAAGGGTTAGCACAAAGTTTAAGTCAATTAAGAACCGCAGCTATATCAGCTTTTGATACATTAGAACGTAAAGGAAATGTATTTGAAAAGATTGTAGAGGGTTGGAAAAGTGCTTTTGGCAAGGGCATAGGCGATCAGTTTAGAACAGAGTTAACAAAGAGTATTGAAGCACAAGTTAAAGGATTAGATAGAAGCCCATTAAATAAAGAACTAATAGAAAATTACGGTAGAATACTAGACGTACAAGCTCCTGTTGCTAATTTAGATAAATTACTTGCGGCTATAGATAAGTTACCTCTTAAAGGTGCTCGTATAAAATTATTAGTTGATACTCAAGAAGAGTATAGTAAGAAATTAAAAGAATCTTCCAGAATACAGGAAGTATTTAAAGAGAATATTAAAAAGACAGACGAAGATTTTAAGAAGTTTATTACACAGTATAATATAGACGACCCCTTTACTAGATTTGTTATTAGCGCCACAAAAAGTTTGGGTGACTTGCAGCTTGCTATAGATCAACCTATTACTCAAAGCATAGAGAATTTAATAGAAGCATTAAATAGATTAAATTCAACACCACTATTCGATCAAAAAGATATGGCTGTATTAGAACAGGCTAGAATTGATCTAGTAGGATACAATAAGCAATTAGGCGATCAATCAAAATATTTAGACGAACTAAGACAAAAACGCATTGAAATTCAGGAAAAAGTTGGCACTAATCCATTTATAAAAGACGGACAGTTTGTAGGTCGTACTGATATTAGAACAAAAGCTTCAGAAGAAGCAAAAAATCTATTAGCTGAAAGTGTTGGAATAAATCAACGAATAGCTCAAGCTGAAGATACTTTTAGATCTATTGAGCAAAAAGCAGCCAATGCTTCTAGAGTTGTAGCAAACGCAATACCAAGTGCATTAGATCAATATACTGGTCGTTTCGCTAGTATTTTAAGTGCACAGTTGGCTAAAGGTGCTACTACCTATCTTCAAGCATTATATCAAAGAACTACAGAACTAGTTCCAGAAAGCGCCAGAGATGTAGCTCAACTAAAGAATAAAGAACTATCCAGCGAATTAAGTCTTATAAAGGCAATGGAATCTTTAGCTGCTACTATGCGACTAAATGATGTAAATGCCAGAGAACGTGAAATAGATCGTCAAATTGAAGATAAGAAAAATACAGAAACTTTATCACAGGCTTTTTATGAATTAGCCACACGATTAAGTCCTGGCAGTGCAACGGCTCAAGCCCAAGCAGCATCTTTAAATAAAATACAGGTAGAAAGAACCGCCCTAGAGGATAGAAAGTCAAAAATACAAACTGAAAAAGATATACTGGCACAAATTAGAAGAGATCCAGTAGCAGGTTTTAGAGCTACTGCTGGTAAAGGATTAGATGCGGCAGCCATTGCTAACGCACAAGAAGCTGCAGTTGCTCAAACTGGTTTTAATGCTAAGAAAACTCAAATAGCAAATCAACAAAATCTAAATACTTTAGAGGGCGAGGAAAAAGTACGTGAAAGCATTCAAGGTTTAGAGCAACGTAGACTTGAGCTTGAAGGGCGTAGGCGTGCACTTAATACAGAAAACTTAGGTTTATTACGAGAATTTAATCTAATAAGTATAGACCAATATGAAAATTCTGTAGTAGCCCTAAAAAATGCAGAGATAGAAAACGAATTAACAAAGATTAGATCTAAAACAGCATTTGATGTAACAAAAGCAGATGCATTAAGTGTAGAACTTATAAAGCAGGGTAAGCAAGGTCTAGCAGACCAACTTACCACACAGGCTAGATTGTGGAAGATTGCTGAAGATGAGAATGCAGAGCGCGATGCTGGCATTAAGAAGGCAAAAGTGCTTGCTGATATTTATAAAGCACAGGCAGAAAGAGCCTACGAAGTTTATAGTATACAAAGAAATCTTACTATTGAATTAGCTAAAATTGATAGACAAACAGTACAAGAACGATTAAGTATCAATGAACAAATATTTAACATTGAAAAAGAACGCGGCCGATTCACCGATGAAGAAGTACGGCAATTAGAGAAAAGCTTTGCTATTACAAGAGCTAATCTTGATTTTGAAGGTAAGCGAGCAGATATTTTAGATGATCTAGTTAAGAAAGAAGAAGATTTAAATAAAGAACGAGTTTCCAAAGGTATGACTGACGAAGAATATAACGCTAGACTTGTTCAAATTACTTCTCTTGGTGCTGCTGAGTTAAAGAACGCACAGGTAGCTAAAGACGGCAGAATGAAAATTATAGAAACTCAAAATAATTTAACTACTGCACAAAAAAGCTATTTAAATTTATTAACAGAAAGTGTAGAAAGGTTACAGGACTTATTTGTAACTTTTGCTCAAACCGGTAAATTCGAGTTTAAGAATTTTATTAATTCTATACTGTTAGATATGCTAAAGCTAGAATTAAAAATGCGTGTTTTTCAACCATTACGTGCGTCTTTATCAAGCTTATTCTTTCCAGGGATACCAGTAACAGGTGCCGCTAGTAAGGGTGCTATGTTTACAGCTAATAGCGCTTATTTCTCTAACGTAGATAAGTATGCCCAAGGAGGATTGATAAACAGTCCCACAGTATTTAAACACAGTGGTGGACCTAAATTAGCTATGGCTGGGGAAGCTGGTCCAGAGTTTATTATGCCAGCATTTAGAACAACTAGCGGAGATTTAGGCGTTAGAGCTGTAGGTAGTGGTGGTGGAAAAACAGAAATTAATATCTACAACAATACTCAAGCTAATGTTGAAGCTAAGGAAACAGTAGATAGTAGAGGTAACCGTAGCTTTGATGTAATTATTAGCGAAATGGTAGCGGGAAATATGGCTCAACCTGGAAGCTCTATGCAAAATTCTTTGCGGGGTAATTATGGATTAAGCCCAGCATTAGTAAGGAGATAGTATGGCCTATACATACTCGTGGACAGCATTAAATTTGCCACAAGTACCTCAAAAAGGTTTTAGTGAAAATCATGGAGCACTTATCCAAAGAACCAGTATGGATAAAGGCCCCGCCAAAATGAGATATTTAGGTAAGCGTCCTAGTCAATTAAGTCTTAGTTTTATTATGACTAATGCTGAAGTAGCTACACTAAAAAACTTTGTAGAAAATACAATTAGAGGAACTATACGCTTTGGTTTTCCACACCCTAGAACCAACACTATCGAAGAAGTTAGAATAATTCCTCAAGGAGATAGCTTGTTTACTACAAGCTATCTTGCCCCAGGATATTGGACAGTATCACTACAGTTAGAAGTATTACCATGAGCAGATTAACATCAATGTCTCCAGAGGCATTAAAAGCAATATTTTCTCCAGAAACAGATACTAATTTAATTACTACTGTAACTATTTATGATCCTGATAATGTAAACAATGTTGTACTAAGACTTTGTGACAGTTTCACTAAACGTATTAGTGAAACTGCTGAAGAAGTTATATATGGTATTACTTGGAAAGGCAGCGATTATACTTTTTTGCCTATGGAAATCAGTTTGCCTACTGAAGAACAAGGTCAAGCGCCTAAATGTTCTATTACTATGTTTGACGTAACTAGATATGTGGTACCTATTGTTAGAACTATTACTGGCCCTCCAAAAATAAAGTTAGATTTACTACTATCTAAATATGTAGAGCCAGGTAATGCATTGTTTAATACTAATGCTGATGCAGAGGCTACTTTTAACGATTTTTACATAAGTAATTTTACTTATAATAAGGATCAAGTTTCTGCCGAATTAACTATGATAAATTATGAACGTGAACCTTTTCCACTTCATAATTTTACTCCAGCATATTTTCCAGGATTATTCTAATGTGGTCAAATAAATATATTGGAATTCCTTTTAAGGAACGTGGTAGAGATTTTAATGGTGTAGATTGTTGGGGATTGGTTAGACTTATTTACAAAAATGAGTTTAATATAACATTACCTAGTTTTGTTGATGACTATACAACAACAGATGATACACCTAGGCTAGAAGAATTAATTGCTCAATATCGTGAAGGTTGGGATGAAATAACTGCGCTTGAATCAGGCGCAGTTATTTTATTTAAGCTACTTGGAAGTGAATCCCATATTGCTGTAGCTATAAACGATAAACAATTTATTCATATTAGTGAAAATTCTACTAGTGTTGTTGAGTCTATTGATAGCGTCCTATGGCGTAAGCGTATAGTTGGATACTTTAAGTATAATTCTAGTAAAAATGTTATATTAAATACCGTTCCACACCCACTAAAAACTGAACGATATACACTACCAATAACTCCTGGTACTACTCTACAGCAACTACACACTTTTGTAGTTGATGAGTGGAAAGTTGCACCAGAATTAAAATCCTATGCAGCTATACTTGTAAACGGTCGCCCTATTACAGTAGAGCGGTGGGATACTTTTGTCCTTAAAGACACAGATGTTGTCGAATACAGAGCTATTCCTGGAAAAGATACTATTAGACTAGCACTATTTGTTGCGCTAGCTATTTATGCCCCCTATATTGCCGGAGCATTAGAACCTGCTTTAATTGCAGCTACTAGTGGGGGATTAGTAGGGCAGACACTTGCTATTAATTGGGCTATGGGTACCGTAGGCAGCGCCTTTGCTACAATGGCAGTTACTATTGTTGGCGGAGCACTAATTAATGCAATAGCTCCAGTACGTCCACCAACAACAAAAGATCCTGGTACTACAGAACAACAATATATGGTTACTGGTGGTGCCAATCAATCAAACCCATATGGAGCAATACCTGTAGTATTAGGTAAAGTTCGCATGACACCAGCCCTTGGTGCTCAAAATTATGCTACATTTTTAAATGAGCGCGACAGCTATTTAACAATGCTACTGGCCTGGGGATATGGCCCACTAAATATAGATGCTACAACTTATAAAATTGGTGAAGTTGCACTTAATCTAGGCCAACAAAATCAAAGCTATCAGTTTGCTAAGTTTGACAGTCCTAATCAAACACAGGACATGTTTATCACCTTAGATAGAAAAAATGATAGTGCTGATGCAGCAAATATTGAAAAATTTAATACTATTTATAGCAGTGATGTATATCAAAATTTAGTTAATACAGCATTAACTGGTGCTAGAGACGCTAATAACAAACCATATAGCCCACTACAAAATGGTAATACACAAACTCAGTCTGTTATGGGTTATGTTGGTGGTGAGCAAGACCAGCGTTACGGCGAAACAGACCAATACACAATTAATGCAATTCCTGCTGGACCATGGATCACTGCTGCAAATAACGGCGATAGTGTAAATACATTAGTAGTAGATATACATTTTCCACAGGGTTTGAGTAGGATAAACACTAAAGCGGGTGATCGTGAACCTGCACCTGTAAATATAGCTATTGAATACAGCACAAATGGTGGCACAACTTGGAATAGTTGGATAGAGCCATATACAGCATATGCAGGTGGTAAATCAGTTGGCGGATTAATTGGTAGTGATGCGGCTAAAAAAGATGCATTTACTATTAGTTTTGAAAAGAACTTTCCTACTGGTACAACTGGTACACTAAGTGTTAGAGCTCGCAGAGAAAATGGTGATGATCCAGATATAGTACCAGACTATAGGTATAGTGATACTGTAACATTTTTAGCCGCAACATTCTATAAAACACCTAGTAATGGTGAAATATTAGTAGATCCACGTAATTCTAAAATAGCTAAAACTGCACTACGCATTAAGGCTACTGATCAAATTAATGGTCAACTCGACGGTATTAATGCTATTGTACAAACTTGGTTAAATCGTTATAACGGTACCAGTTGGAGCTATGGAACAAGTAGTAATCCAGCAGATTTGTTTAGATATGTACTACAACATCCAGCAAATCCGCAACCCGTTACAGATAGTCAATTAGATTTACCACAAATACAATATTGGTGGAATTACTGTAACCAGAATCGTTCTATTACTTATACACCAACTGTTGGTAGCCAAAAAACCGAAACTTTTAAGTTAGAGTATAATAGCATAATAGCAGATACGCGTAGTATTATGGATATACTACGTGATATATGTGCAGCCGGCAGGGCCAGCCCTGCACTTATCAACGGTAAGTGGTCTGTAACTATTGACGAGCCAAAGTCAAATATTGTACAACATTTTACTCCACACAATAGTTGGGGATTTGAGGGAATTAGAGCCCTACCCAAATTACCAGACGGATTGCGTGTAAACTTTTTAGATGAAGATAACAACTATCAACAAAGTGAAATAATTGTATATAAAACAGACAAAACGGCTAGTACTGCTGAGTTATTTGAATCTATACAACTACCAGGAGTAACTAAAGCTGCTGCGGTTGTAGATCATGCTAAATGGCATATGGCACAGGCATATCTACGTCGTGAAGTATATTCACTTAATGCAGATTTAGAATACCTAGTATGTAACCGTGGCGATCGTGTAAAAGTCATGCACGATGTACCTATGTGGGGTCTAGACAGTGGTCGTGTTAAAAATCGCCTAGCTAGTGACTTATTAGAACTAGATGAAACTATCAGCATAAACAGTAGCCAAAATCATACTATTAGAATACGTAGTTCTGTTGGTGCTAGCACAACTAGAGGGATTGTACAGTCTTTTAATATAGCCAACGCTAGTGCCTCAAATAACGTAATTACAATAACTACTAGTAGTGTACATAGTTTATCTGTTGGTGATATGATAAGTGTTAGCGTGCCAAGCTTAAGCTATGCACATAATCAGGTATCTGTTACAGCAGTTAGCGGAGATCAATTAAGTTTTACCTATACACAAGCGGTTAATTCATTTGGTCAAACTAATCTTAGTGGTACTGTAACATTAAATAGCGGATATTATAAGAAAGTAAAGCTTTCTAGTAGTACAACTACCACAGAAGTTAGTGGTGGAGATTTGTACTTATTTGGTTACTTAAATCAAGAAGCACAAGATTTATTGGTAATTAGTATTGAGCCTACAAGTAATAAAAGTGCTAGACTAACTCTTGTAGATTACGGTATTACTGATACATACAATTTATTTACAGATTATCAAACATTAAATACTACTAACACAGTTTTCGAAACACAGATAAGTTTACCACCAGAATTAAATAGAAGCTTATATACTAGTACACAAAAACCAATTATAACAGGCGTATCCAGTGATGAAACTGCTGGAGATTTAATTGCGCCCGTAATTAGTGAAAATCGTATAAAAATAGCTTTTGGGCATCCAGCGGACTTGCCTACTAACACAGCTTTTATTGAATGTGAATACGATCTTAACAGTGCTGTATCTACAGTTAGTACAAAATCAATTAGAGTAGCATATCCTGATAACACAATTTATATACCAAATGTATTAAAAAATGAAACTTATAAGTATAGATTACGATATATTGCTAATAATGGTGTAGTTGGGTTATGGACCAATTTTGCAACACATACTGTTCAAGGTCGTGTTCGTGGTTTAACCAATGTAAGTAATTTGTCATATGACTTAAATGAGTTAAACATAGAATTAACTTGGGACATACCTATTGATAGTGACTATGACACTACAGAGTTACGCTATGTAACTAGTGCTGTACCTAATTCTGTTGAATCTACACAGGAGAAAAATACACTGTGGACAAATAGTACGCTTATAGGTTATAGCAAAACTGGTAAATTTAATTGGATTAAACCAGCTAGTAATAACTATCGCATATTAGCAAAACACGTTGGCAGAAGTGGTAATGCTAGTATTGTTCCCAGAATAGTAAATGTTAGTTGGACAAATTTAATAATTGCTAGTATTAGTAGTGATTTAGTTCCAGCTGTACCTATTGTATCATTTAATGATAATAATCAAGCTATACTTACTGGAACGGGTGCAACTATAACTGTTAAACAAGGTGGTACAATACTTAAGTATGATGGAGTTGGTACTGCTAACGGACGTTGGAGAATAAGTCAAAAAGTAGACGGTATTGGTTTAACTAGTGGTAGTATTAGTACCGTACAAGATGCTACTAATGGTGATAATACCGCTACACTAGGAAATCTAACAAGTTTTACAGCTGAAACAAGCGCTACAGTTACTTTAACTATTAGTGGTAAAAGTACTTTTGGTGATAGTTTTACTATTACTGAAATATACAAGTATAATAGGTTAACTAGTGGCAAAAGCTCCAGTCTTGTATTCGCATATAAACGTGCACCAGATAATACTAGCTGGACCGGATGGCCTACTAGCCTAGGACCAGGATCTGCCACGTTTGATTTTAGCACTTTTCAAATAGATACTAGTACAGATCAATTAGATAACGGTTGGTCAAAAGAAATATATGGCACTGGTACACTTGATCCATTATGGGTAACTGTTGCAACAGCTAAAAGTAGTGGTGGAACCGATACTATTACTGCTAATGAATGGTCTACGCCTGTAAAATATAGTGAAAATGGTATAAATACTGCAACTGTTACGTTATACAAACGTACTGCTACATCTACACTTAGCACAAATTTAACACCAACCGCTAGTTTAAAATACACTTTTAGCACTGCTGCAATTAGTGTGTGGAATGTAGCTGATATACTTAATACTATATTAAATGGTTGGTCTACTACTCCTCCTGCGGATAGCTCTGGAAAATATCTCTGGGCTATTTATGCTAGCGCAGCTAGTTCCTCAACTGTAGATGAAATTACTACAGGTCAATGGACTACACCTACTATAGTAGCAGAACACGGCAATGATGGTAAAGTTATAGATATTAGTGGAGTAACTAATTTTGTAGTAGATATTAATGGAGTGTATAGTCCTAGTACTGCTACACTTACTGCTACATATCAAAATCTGACTCCTAGTAGTTATTCTTGGGCTATAACCGGAGCTACTCCTGCTACTGGTAGTAATCAAACAATTACTATAACTCCTAGTGCAAATGTAACTAATATAACTGCAGCTTTAACAATTACTGCTAGTGGTGTAAATTACAGTAAAACTGTAACTATGAGTGTTGCTAAAGATGGCAGTATTGGTAAGCGCACAGCTACTGGTATAGTTCATTACCAAAGCGTAGTAACTGATGGCAGTACGCCAAGTATAAGTAATACTGGAGTAAGTTATGATTTTACTAGTGGTGATTTTACTGGGTTATCTGGCTGGGCAAAGGGTGCTCCAGTATATGCTGCTGGCAACTCTAACAAATATTACTATGTTACATACACAGTAGTAGAAACAACTGCTGGTGGTGGTACAGGACAGCCAATATTTGGCAGTGTTACTCAAGCAATTGGATTTACTGGATTAGTTACATTTACTGCCGCAGAAAGCATAAGTAATGGAACAAATACTTTAAGTTTCGGCAATAGTGGAACTACTAGCATTAATGGTGGTAATATTATTACTGGCACAGTTACTTCCGATAAAATAGATACTAGAAATTTAACTGTTAAAGACGCTAATGGTAATATATTATTTGGAGCAGGAACAGCACTTGATTGGAGTAATATTAGTACAAGCTATCCTAGTATATTAGACAATAGCAACGTTACTGCTACTAGTATAGGTGCAGTTAAAACTGATTTAACTAATGCTCCCGCTGGCATATTGAACAGTAACATTACAGCTACTAGCTTAGGTGCTATTAAAACAGATTTAACCAATGCACCAGCCGGAATATTAAATAGCAACTTGTACATTAGTAAAACAGGAGCGGTTTATTCACTACAAGGAGGCGGAGCTACTAGTACAACTATTGATGCGGCAGGTTTAGCAGCTGTAAAAACTGATTTAACCAATGCACCAACTGGAATATTAAACGGACAAATTAGCATTACGGAAACCAACGGTACCATTACTCTTAGTAATGCCGGTACTGGATCGTTTACTACTATTACTAGTAACAATAAAATTAGTAGTACTAATGTAGCCACTTTTATGCAGGAAGCAGCAATTGGAGATGCTTATATCGGAAATCTTAGTGCTGGAAAAATAACTGCAGGAACTTTAGATGCTGCTAGAATTGGAGCTGGTAGTATAGATGCTGGAAAATTAGTTATTGGGGCTAGTAATACAGGGAGTTATATTAAACTATTTAATAATAAAATAGAAGTTTATGAAAACAATGTATTAAGAGTTGTAATGGGGAATCTAGCATAATGGCTTATGGATTAAAGTTATTAGATAGTAGTGGCAATGTAGATTATGACAGTACTAGTACCGGTGGAGTTTATATAAATACTATACAATTTCCTATAACTGGTAGTGGTTATGTTACTTATGACGGCAGTAGCACTTTTAATAGTGCTACCTTGCCTAATTTAAAAAATAGGGTTTTATTTTGGATTACCTTATTTAATGGAGATCAAAATTGGTCTTATTCACCACAAGTTGTATATGATCCAGAAGGTCCTAGTTTTATACCTAGAATATATTACGAACAAATTAATGTTGGTAATATTAATGACCCAACTGGTACTATTACTAGAAACACCAGCACAATATTGGTATTTGCAAAATGAGCTATGGATTTAAATTTTATAATACTAGCGGTGAAATAGTACTTGATGACAATTATATTAAACCCTGGTTTGCAGGCAAAGGCGTTCCAATTAGTGTAACTGGGCCTGTAAGCGGATATAATAACGATAAGTATTATACTGTAAATTATCAAACACCAGGAATAGGTGGAAACAGTAATTTTGCAGCAATTACTGTTCCTAATAATGGTGGAGAATATTGGACTGACGGTAATTGGAGCGCAGGATATAATTTTAGTATTAATGTATATTTTCCTATTAGTTATACACCTACTACTAGTGACGCACCGGAAGTGTATTTTTTCTCAGTAAATCCTGTAAATCCTAGATCTACCAGTGGATATGGGTTACAATTACGTAGATCAGATGCACAGTGTACATTTGACTCAAATATTAAGCATTTTAAACCCAGTAACGCTGTTCAGTTTACTATGCCTTATCGTTATGCTACCGGATATTTTTCTACTAGTACAGGTTGTGGGAATCCTGCTGATCAAGCAAATTGTAGCCAAGTTATTACATTAAGTGGAGTCCCTACTAAAGCAGCTTTTATATTACCATACTTTTTTAAAAGCCAAGCATATACTAGATATACTGGTCAAGGTAATTTTTCATACTTATTTGATTTTCAGGCTGTTTATAAAAGATCTGCTACTAATCAAATAACTGTTAGAGTTGCTACTAAAAATTATGAAGACATGGAAGGATTTTTCTATGGATATGATTTTACTAACGGTGCAGATACTCAGTATATAATTTATATCGATGGAAGTAGATATGACGTAGGTGGTGGTAGTATAGAATTTCCAGCAGCCACTTATAGTTTAAGTGCAAGCCCTACTAGTGTAGCTGAGGGAAATAATATAGTTGTTACATTAACTACAACTGGAGTACCAAATGGAACCAATGTACCATGGGTAATTAGTGGTACAAATATTACTAGTGAAGATTTTTCACTAGGCGGAGTATTGTCTGGCAGTTTTACAGTACAAAATAATACAGCATCTGTAACAATACCTACAACTAGAAATGATAATAGTGAAGGTACAGAAACAGCCACTTTTAGTTTAACTAATAATGCCGCAAGCGTAGCTTTTAATATTACTAATGTTCCATTTTATACAAATCCAAATATAACTAATTTTAGTTATAGTCCTGCAAGTCCTGATGAAACTGCAAACAGCGTAGTTACGTTTACTATAAATGTACAGGATAATACTGTTAGTGGTGCGCCCAGAGATTTTTACTGGGCTATAGAAGGTGGAGCTAATGTAACTGGTGATGATTTTGTAGGGCTAATATACGGTACGCTAACTACAGAAGATGGTACTGGGCAACGTACATTTAGCATTACAATAAAACAGGATTATGCTACTGAAAATGCACAAGAGCAATTTCGTGTTAATTTTTATACTGCTGGACCATATGTAGGAACCCCATTTTATCAAAGTAGTTATATAACTATAGCTGATACTAGCAAAGATAGACCTACAATTAATTATTTTCAAGTTAAACCCAATAGTATTGGTACTTATGGTAGTAGCGTAACTGGATTAAGTGGTGAAACTCCTTATTTTAAATGGGATGTTACAAATGCCACAAGTGTTACTATTGATAATGGTGTTGGCACAGTTGCTAGTAGTGGTACCGAT